AAGTCAACCCTACTTTGTATTCGGTATTCCCGGCCCAACCTCACAGCAAGCAGTTGCGAAGAGAATTAGAGTATCGTCAGTTGATGGTGGTGCATCAGGATCTTCAACGGGAACCGCTGCTTGGAATTCAACTTGGAATCTGACGTTCGGAGGTGGTGCAAGTGCAGCAACCATTGAATCCACTAGTGCAATTATCAGAGTCCAAAATGCTATCAGCACCGCAACATCTGTGAATATTGGTACCTTGTTCATGGATAAATCATCTGTACTGGATCTAGCATCAGGAGGAGAATTTGACAATTGGTTCTTCGGATCGTTGAGTGGAAACTCAATTCAGGGTGGTATCATTTTCAGAGATGAAGACTCCTTGGTCAAAGGAAGCCAGGGCATCAGACTATTCAATACTCAAGTTGTGCTTGGTAATAGATATGATGTCCGTGGCGGGAAGGTCACGCAGCAATTGACTGAAGGTGGTATGCTATAATCAAATTTAGTTAATAGACTATTAGAATTGCAATAGCCCCCCGAAAGGGGGGTTTGTTGTTTATAAAGCAAAACCCCCTGCACATTTCCGGTTGTGCAGGGGGTCGCTGAGTTCGCACTCTCTATTACTTACGGCTCTTTACTCTGCATGTGCGAAATGCAGGGCTGACTGATGCGGCTGTACATCCGCATTTTCGTCGGCATTAGAGGATCGTCCGGACAATCCCGCAATACCGTCAGGTGCCTCTTGACGGAATGGTCCGTCAACGCTTCGTGCCTATTGGCCTATTTTACTTCGCACGAACGAAGGGGTGTGACTAGCCTTGGCGAACCTCGGCAGGGGCGAACCCCTTTCGTCACACCCCAAGTATATCCCCTTTCCTACCCTTCGTCAATACCCAACACCAAAGTTTTTCAACTTTGAGTTATCGGTCACTCTACCAAGTAAGGCTCGGATCCCTGCATCTGCTTGGTGAGCAAAGCCATGTCATACTTGTACATGATCTTGGCAAGGAGTTTCATATCGACCTTTGGTTCCCATCCAAGCACACGCTTGGCCTTTGACGGATCTCCAAGAAGGAACGGAACCTCATTCGGACGGAAGTACTTGGGGTCGATCACAACATACTTGTTCCAATCAAGACCAGCCTCTTCGAAGACTTCAGTTAAGAATTCACGGACGCTGTGTGTCTTCTGTGTTGCAACCACATAGTCATCACCCTGTGGCTGTTGAAGCATGAGCCACATGGCTTCCACATAGTCCTCTGCGTAGCCCCAGTCACGGAGTGCATTAAGGTTTCCAAGACGCAGTTCAGACTGCAATCCCATCTTGATTCTTGTAGCGGCCATGGTGATCTTACGAGTCACGAATGTTTCACCACGGCGAGGACTTTCGTGATTGAATAGAATGCCCGATGACGCATGCAGACCATATGCAGTTCGATACACACGGGTCATATGATGAGCATGAAGTTTGGCTACGGCATATGGAGACACGGGCATCATGATGCTATTCTCGTTGTATCCAACCGCAGGATCGTAGTCCTCGCTGTCACCAAACATCTCAGATGAAGATGCCTGATAGAATCGAGTCTTGGGACTGAAGGTGCGAATCGCTTCAAGAATCTTTAATGTTCCTGCTGCAATCCCATCACAGGTGTATTCAGGAATCTCAAACGATACTGCAACATGTGACTGTGCAGCAAGGTTGTAGAATTCGTCGGGCTGATGCGTCATGATGATATGAGCGATAGCAGAACCATCGGTCAAATCGAAGTGATACATCTTGAACCTTGGATGATTGAAAAGATGATCGATTCTTGTCGTACTGATTGATGATGTACGACGCTTGAGGCCAATCACCTTGTATCCCTTTGCCAAGAGCATATCGGCAAGGTACGAACCATCTTGACCATTCACGCCCGTAATGACAGCGGTCTTTCCATTCCAAATCTCATTTTGCATTATTTACTCCATTCACGCATTCATTGCGTAGTTGTCGTAGTATTTATCACCTTGCTTTGGGGAATTGTAATCAGGCGATGAATTCAAGATGATATTTGCCTGATTGTTGTTCTTCTCTTCTAGTCTGACCATTTCCTCATCCAACGAATAGACCATCTTTTCAAGACGATCAATTTGATTGGAGTAGTCTTCTCTCATAGCAGAGACTTGATCAAACGACACTCCAATAATTCCACTATGGTCCTTTGGAGTCGGAAGAAATCCTGCCTCGGTGAGTTCATTCCAGAGCAAACGAGACTCATCTCTGTCGAGATACAGAAATGGTGTGTTGGGGCGACCGTTTTTAAGGATGCTCTTGATGCTAACTGGCACAGGAAAAACCACATTCGACCCCTTGCGAATTATCGCAGAGAAGATCGAAACTGATCCTTCGATGTCAATAGAGAACACAACCATGTAATCAACACGGTCGGTTCCATTGTTAATGTTATCAGTCCGATAGAGAGAGTGAATCTTGCTCATGTTTTCAACCCTGGAGTATACCTCGGGGGTGCCTGTCTTGTCAAACCCCAAAAAGTCCCGTCGTTTCAATTCTTTTGCGGGTTATTTCGACTGCCTTTGGATTCATATCGACCAAGACACAGCGTCTGTTCATTCGAACCGCTGCCTCTCCCGTGGTTCCCGATCCGCAGTAGAAGTCAAGTATGAGATCGCCCTCGTCGGTGTATGCCTTCAGCAGCCTCTCCAAAAGTTGCAAAGGCTTCTGTGTGGGGTAACCGTTTCTCTCCTTGGCGGTTGTGGAAAGTATTCCAATCTGCCACCAATCATTCATGATTCGACCCTCGGGATGAAAGCCAGCCCTGTCACCATAGTCACGGGGATACGGCTCCCGAATGGGATTGAACTTGCATCGGTCGGCATTCTTGGAATAGACGAACAGGTTGTCATGCTTGCGGGAGAAGTGACGCTTGGAAGCACCGCCTGATGCATAACACCAAACAATCTCGTTGCGGAAATTGTCCTCACCGAAAACTTCCTCAAGTGCCATACGCACCCGATGGGCAGAGTGCCAATCGACATGGACACAGATGTTGCCATGCTCCTTAAGGACTCTCCTTGCCTCCACGAATGCAGGAGACAGGGAATCGATGTAGTCCTGAATGCTATTCCATCGATCATCGAACTCCCCGAAGTCCTTGTTGCAGTAGTACGGGGGATCGATGTAGATGAAGTCATACTTCTCGCTCGGCTCGGAGCGTAGGAAGTCGATTGCCTTGGACTCTACCACCATGTTCATCTCCTTGGGGTCTTCTTTTTGGACTTAAGCATTTCAGTTAATCACAAAACCACGCTCCACCAAATCGTCCCAAATCTTACGGGCAACTTGTCGAGAGAATATGGTTTGTTTTTTGTCTTCAAGCGTAAGTCCATTGTATGTGTCGCACACACTCGGGTAATTTTGGTTAGCCCATGACTCAAACCAAACAGTCACGCCTGTCATGAGGGGGTCGTTGTCCACTTCAAAATGGATGATTCCGACACCCGCACGAAAAACAGAGTGAACAGTAGTGCGCTTAACTACGCTCATTCATGAACTTTCCATATGCACCCTCTGGACCGTCGTTGGGAAAGCGGTCGTGCCTGTCCCAATCTGCTTCACGCAGGGATTCATTCTCAAGCACTACGCTCTCGATGTGTTCAATCACCTTACGAAACGCTGCTCGTTCCTTTTCGCTGTACGCTTCCTTGTCATTCACACAGTCGTTGAGGAACTTGATTGGATCGAACTTCGTCTTAGGCTTGGGCTTTCGCTTGGGTGTGTCCCAATCGATATGCAATCCACGCTTGAGACCATTTGCAGTACGAGTGTTTCGACGGTTGGAGTTCATCAGTTGTGTCCTTCGTCTTCGTGATCATCTTCATCTTCATCATCACCATCTTCGATGAAGTCATCTTCGTCATCCCAACGATCCTCATCATCGGGATCAACGACATCGTCATCATTCAACGATTCATCGTCGCAGATGGGAGAGTCGTGATCCGAATGCCAATCCCAATTGGCCTGCATGTCATCATCGTCTTCTGTGTCATAGTTGTCGGGATCTCCGCTCAGGTCGTTTTGGAGAACAGATGCGTAGTGGTCATCAAGATCGTCGTAGGGGTTGGTCATGTGGTTACTCCTGTTTCAGATAGTATAACCCCATCCCCCAAAATTTCAAGGGGAAAGATCAACCAAAGCAAAAAATCTTTGGAGGTTATCAGTCTATGTTAGAGACTACCATCCAAGCCCCAAATGGGTCGGATTTTCGTAGCAATCGTTTGGCCTTGGTTAAGGCTTCCTCCTGCTTTCGTACTTGGTTGAGTGTGCGCTTCAAAACCTTTTGAAGCCGTCGAATCTCGTCATTCGCCATTTCGGCGTAGTAACCGGACTCTCTAGGGGTCATAGATTCTGCATCCATTTGAGTACCCTCCCATAGTGTTTATGTAAGAGAGGATTCCCAACACCTAGTATTTTTCAGGCATACATATTTTCATGCCTACATCCCAAACCGAAACGGCTAGAAGTGCCGTGGAGCAGTTTCTTCTTAGTTATGGGATAGATATCGGATTCTTAATCTCCGGTTTCTTTGGTGCCTTGCTCCTCATCCCCAAGAACTCCGCACAGCGTGTTGGATCGACTCTCGCTTCCCTTCTGGCGGGTACTGCCTGCGCCAACTACTTGACTCCTGTGGTCATGAGCATGCTTCCAGATGCCGTACAGAGCAACGGAAAGTATGCTGTGGCGTTTGTCATGGGGTTCATGGGATTGAAGGGTCTTGAGATGGTAATCAATCGATACTTTACGGCACATGAAACCAAGACCACGAAAAGAAAAGTGAAGAGACCAACTAAGGCAAAAAGGAAGTAAATCATGGACTGGCTGATGGAAAACAAAGTCTGGTTGAATTTTGTCAGTAATGCAGTTCTTACGATGTCTTTCGCATCCTTTATCATCTTCGTGTTTGGAAGCCAGAATTCGACAATTCATAAGTTCAGTTTGCCAAAATTGCTTGCGTTGAAGACAGGACTTTCGATCTGCACGGTAGGTGCTTTATACAACACACTTACATTCAGCGACCCTCCTCTTTCAGAGGTCATTCTGAACACAGGTCTAGCCACACTATTCACATGGGCTTCATTGTTTCACCATGATCGGTTTGTTAAAGCCCCAAGTATCAAGGTGGCGAAAAAGAGAAACTTCAAGAAAAAGTAAGAGAGTAATCAGATACCCTAAATATAGGCATCTGAGGTGATCTTATTTCATATTGGTTTGTCATGTGGTTTCCATTTTAAGGAACTGCAAGATGATTAAACCATCACTACCATTACCAACGAATTCAAGTGGCGGCGACTCATGTGAGTCCTGCAAAATGCTTTGCGAGAAATCAAAAGATAAAGTAGAGAAACTTGAGAGCAAAGTCGGAAAGATGACAATCGCTCTGACTGTATCTGTGACTCTGCTTGGTCAAGAACTTGCCACAACTGTCATTTCGTATGTCGATAGCATCAACAAGATGTCAGATGTGTCAACTGACGGCGAAGCAGGACAGACTGAAGAGAAGGGTGAGCAATCGAATAACTTTGAACTCAAACCAAAGTCGCCATTTGTCTTGCCTCCTTCTGACAAGTCGGATAAGAGTGATAAAACACCAATGGCTGCAAATGAGCCTAAAGGCAACACTCCATTCAAACCATCACCATCTACGAATTCTCAGTCGAGAGGTCAGTCGAGTTCTGACATTCAATCATTGCCATCTGCTGAATATATGAGAAATCTCATGCAGAGTGCTTTGAATGAACCACAAGAATTGCCTAACCTGTCTCAGTTGATGTCATATGACCTCGCACCATTCGGTGGGTATGACATGTATACGGCTCCCGCACTTGACTATGCAAATATCCCATCACCAAGTGGAATCTATCTGTTCGCCATGGGTGGAATGTTCGGATCTCGCACTCGCTCATAACAAAGGACAAGAATGAATAAGAATCTCTCTGCTATCACTCTCGCAGCATCATTGGCTTCTTCTGCTTCTGCCGGTCTCGTCAATGGAGGATTTGAATCCTTCCCTGTGTGGGGCTATGACTTCTACAACGGAACCATTCCCGAAGACGGTTGGGCAACAACTGCCCCTGACAATCTCATTGAGGTTTGGGGGAATGGATTCCTTGGAGTCCCTGCTTATGAAGGAAACACATTTGCCGAACTGAATGCAAATTATGCATCAACACTCTATCAGCATGTTTCAAATGTGCCAGCAAACGGATCGGTGAACTGGCACTTTGCTCACCGTGGTCGTGATGGCGTAGATACGATGAATCTCACGATTACAGATCTTGGTGCAGATCAATCGTGGGGAGGTGGTGATGATACAGTTCTGTTCACACAGAACTTCTCCGCAGGCAATACTGACTGGATCTTCAATTTTG